CTTTCAACGAGGGATCGGAAGCGTCCGTAGAGTCCGGCTGCGGCGAGGTTGGCACCGCGTGAGGACCAACTACCGGACACCCCTTTTATGTCTTGGCTACTTCTACTTTCCGCTTGGTTGGCCGGCATGTTCGTGGCCTATTCTTTAGTGGCAATCAACCCACCAGATGATCTCTAGTGGCCGTTAAATCAAAAACCGCCCTGGGCCGATTCGATCACCAGTCGGGAAAACCCAAGCGCACGCGGCAAGGCAACAGCAAGCGCAGCCGTCCTCGAGGTACACGTAAATTGCGTCGCGGGCAGGGTCGTTAAGATGTAGCTGAAGCCATTGCGGCCATGATTGAAATCATTGCGGCAGTGGCCGGTGCATCCATCTCAGTTGCAGCAATGACTGCGGCGACATCTGGGAGGCGAAACGAAGAGGCCAGAAATGCGGTCATAAGGCTTACGAGCGCTGTTGAGCACATTGCGAGCCAACTTGAAGTTTTACATTCTGATATAAAAGAAGACAGAAGAGAAACATTTACAAGGCTCTCGACCGTAGAGCAACGGGTATCTAAACTGGAAGGGAGACCCAACCACTCATAGCCATGGACCCCACCACAGCAACTGTTCTGGCAATCCTGGTGGCTGCAGGCAGCGAAATCATCACCTTGCTTCCCATCAAAGAAAACAGCTGGGTGCAGCTGATCCTCAAAGCACTGAAGGTGGTTTTCCCAAAGCGCTGATCATAAAGCCGCGCATAGACACTGCCATCGATGCGTGGCTAGCGGATCAGCCGTTAGCACCAAAACCTGTTGTGGATCACGAACCGGTAAACGATGATCTACAAACAGGTGAAAGTCGGCTGCTTGGTGGCGCGATGAGTGTTCATGCACCTTGGAAAAATGAAACCGAACAGAATCCGTCTAATTGATCTTTTCAAGTATTTCAAGTCTCTCCCTCATCAGTCTGCGGCGATCTCCGAGCTTGAAGAGCTTATTGAAAAAGCTTCACCCGAAATCTTGGTGCGCACTGCCGAGTGGTTTAAGACCTGGAGCCAATCAGGGAAGCAGTACGATTGTTCATTAGGGATACAATTGATAAAAGAATTTGAAGGCTGTCATCTTTCTGCATACCCAGATCCTTTGACCAAGGATGAGCCATGGACAATCGGATATGGCACCACAAGATACGCGCCGGGGAATTACGTCAAAAAAGGTGACAAAGTAAACGTAATCGAAGCAGACATGCTTCTTAGGCTCGAAGTTGACAGAATTGCCGCAAAATTAAGCAAAGAAATCCCGTATTGGCAGCAGATGAGCAACGAGCAGATTTCTGCTCTGGTTTCATTTGCATATAATCTTGGGCCTGGTTTTTACGGTGCAAAAAATTTCGAAACAATCACCAATTGCTTGAAAAATAAAAAATGGTTAGATGTGCCTGTTGCGCTTGAACTTTATAGAAACCCAGGAACGCATGTCGAGGCTGGCCTGCTGCGCAGAAGGAAAGCCGAAGGCGCCCTGTGGCTTAGCGGTGTTAGCGAAACTTTTGAATCTGAACAGCAGCCATCAAAAGTAACGCCGAGATCTCCTTTTGCTGTTCGTCTTACTCCTCACATCAGATTGGGCGAGTTTGCTCTTGACAGGGAAGAGCGCAGGTTTGATCACCAGTATCAAGTCGACACTGCTGGCGAGCTGGCCGCCTTTCTTGAGCGCGCAAGGAATGTATTTGGCGGCAAACCTGTAATCATTACTAGCGGTTACAGGAATCCCCATATCAACCAAATGGTGAATGGCGCAAGCTCTTCAGAGCATCTGTTTAGCGGTCCTGGCATTGGGGCTGTTGACTGGTTTATTGAAGGAGTTGATATCTACAAACTACAAGAATGGTGCCTGAAGGAATGGCCTTACAGCACTGGCAGGGGCGCACCAAAAGGTTTCATTCATACCGGAATCAGGCAAAATCGTCCTAGGATTCAATGGGATTACTAATTCTGAATGATTCTTCACGATAAAGAGATCAGCAGGTTGATCAGCGAAGATCGCATGGTCGAAAACTGGGATCCAGAGCTTCTTAATCCAGCTTCTCTTGATCTCAGGCTTGGCGGAACATTGATGGTCGAGGTGGAGCACACTTCAGAGCTTCAGGCGCAATCCATCGAGCACTGCACCGCCGAAAACCCCTACTGGCTTGCCCCTGGAGAGTTTTTGCTTGCGGAGACTCATGAAATCTTCAACATGCCAAACGATGTATGCGGAATCTTTTGTCTTAAATCAAGCAGGGCGAGAGAAGGTTACGAGCATAGTCATGCCGGCTTTGCTGATCCCCTTTGGAGTGGAAGTAAACTAACCCTGGAGTTGGTGAACGCAAGACGATTTCATTCATTGCCATTGTATCCAGGCTTGAAAATTGGTCAGATGGTTTTTGTAATAACCGCTGGGATCCCCAGTATTAGCTACGCAGAAGTGGGTCACTACAACAATCAACCAAGGGTAATGCCGAGTTGGGAAGGGTCGCCTTAGCTACCCTTGTAGGACCTGGATTGCGACCATGAGGCACCAGATTGATGGAGTCGATCTGGTAACTAAAAAAGTCGCGAAGAAACGTTTTAGGGCGTCAATTTTCAATGCCTGGCATGATTGCTGCGCATATTGCGGCAGTCATGCCACAACAATTGACCATGTAAAGCCAAAAGCGAGGGGCGGGCTTACTGTCCCTCAAAATTGCGTTCCAGCATGTTTGCTGTGTAATGCCTCAAAAGGCCATTCTTCTCTATGGGCGTGGTGGATTGCTCAGGATTCCTGGTGCTGGCATCGAGCGCAGCAGGTTTATGAGTGGATCACCGGGGTTGGATGCCCTTTAGATGCTCAATATAAATTTGCGCTTGCCATAGATCATTGGAATACCGGCAGGTAGTTGCCCCAGGTGAGCATGACATGTAGCGGACCTCGCCGATGCCCGGCTCTGTTCCCATTTCAATGTAAAACCCTTCGCCGCAATCAATGGCCCCTGTAGGCACTGCAGTCTTTTGCGAATCTTCCACCTGATGCTCTTCCCTCGGGAAAACCTAAGTCACATTTTGCCGCAGAAGGCTTCCAATGGATACACTGATAGCAATATGGATGACTATTATCTATCGCTCTGGCGTCCGCATAAAGCTGTTCGGCTTCAATGATTGCAAGATCAAGGTCGCAGCTCTCTAAAGGCAAGTCAATTTTTCCTTTTTTGGTCTTGATGCGAACCCGCCAGCCGGACGCAGCTTCGTAAAGCACCATCCGGCCAGCGTGGTAACGCAAACTTGCCATCTTTACACCGGTATTTCCCGGAGTTTACAGATCAAGTCCTCAACCGTCCCTTTGTTTTTAATCAAACGATCAAATTCCTGGTAGTCATCAAGCGAACCTTCGCTCGAGTGGGAATATGACTTGGGACTGTCGAATCGATCAATTCGCCACACCTCTCCGCCAAGCAGCTTGACCAGCTTGGCTTCATTCAAAAAGCGAACATCATCCGCAACGACGGCATCGTATTTTGCCATCTTTTTACGCCAGCATCTCAACCAAATCTCTGGATGAATGCAGGAGCGTCCCCATTCCGTGCCAAGCGTTTGCAGCATATGCCGGACACTTACTCCGGCATCGCCAACGATAATTTGCTTTGCTTCATGCGTTAAATAGCAAGCACCAGCTTTGTCATATCCCAATGCTTCAAGCATTGGGACAAGCATTTCTTTTAAGGTTTCGGCAAAGGGTACAACTGTATAGCCCTTTTGCTTGAGAAATTCGGCAACTGTTGACTTGCCGGACTGAGGCGCAGGACTGTAGATACCAATAATTTTTTGCATTAAAGATCACCTGTTGAAATAAAGCGCGCTCGCAAGATTTCAGCGGAATCGTTCTGAAAACGCTCCCAGAGGCCGGTGTAGGTTCCCTTTAACCCAGAAGCCTCAGAATTACGATCATAAAGATCGTAAAGGTAATCCAGAAAGGCGGCTTTTTGTGTTTCAATTTGCCATGGCTTCAGCTCGTTGCAAAGCATTTCTGCGGTCAGAGGACGTGGCCCCCCA